CACCCGGCCGAACTTGCTGCGGTTCTGAGCGGTCAACTCGTCGCGGTGGGCGAGCACGCAGGCCTTGGCGCCCGTGCTCTTCGGGGTTTCGCCGACCATGCGACCGACGACCCCCGAGAGCATGATCGTCTTGCCGGCTCCGGTCGGGGCGACGCCGAGGGTGTTTCCGTGTTCGTCGAGCGCGCGGACGCTGCGCTCGACGAACTGCTTCTGGCGGGGACGCAGCAGCATGGCCGCCTCACTGCGCCCAGGACGGGCGCGTGCCCGGCTGCGGCATGGAGGGCTGAGGCTGAGCCTGCGGCTGCGGTGCCGCACCGGGCACGCCCATGAGGGCGGCATAATCCTTGTGATCCGGCGTCACCGCCGCGCGGATCTCGTTCTTCTCCTCGCCGTTGGTGTCGGTGCCGATGTCGATCCGCGCCACGAACTCGAGCCCGTCGAGATCGGCAAAGCCGCTGATGCGACGCGCGGCCTGGGCCTGAGCGGACGTGTCCTTGTCCGAAATGCCGCGCGCGGAGTTGAGCATGCCGCGGATCAGGCTGCGGCCCATGTTCGCCCAGTCCGGCCCCTTGGGGCTGTACAGCCCGATCAGGGTGAAGATCTTGCGCCGTGCAAATGGCCCTTCGAGAACCGTGAACTCGCCCGAGAGATAGACCGAGCCAGTGGTCCCCCGCGTGGCGTATCCGCCGGTCCAGCCCTGCGCCGGATCGTCGAATCCGCCCGGACGGATCGTCAGGCGCACCTTGGCCAGCGTGCCCTTGGGGATGATGTTGCTGTTCTGCTTGGCGTCGTTGAAATCGTTCCAGGATCCAGTCATGGCTGGGGTCTCCTCGTTCAGGCGTTTTCGGAATGGGTGGGGGCGTCGGAGGTCGGCGCCGTCGCGGCCGGGGGCGGGCTGCGATAGGCCAGCCGCTCGGAGGCGGGCTTCACGGGGCCGCGGATCTTGGCCATCAGCCGGCCGAGATGCGGCTCCTCGATCAGGTCGAGACGGCCGGATCGATCCTTCGCCGGGAAGTTCCAGGGGTTGATCGTCTGGCAGACGAAGGCACGGTACGGCGCGCCGGACTCGTCCTTGATCTCCGCCATCGTCAGGACTTCATCGACGATGCCCGGCAGCTCGAGGCCGGTCTTCGAGCCGTCGATCTGCGGCTGGAAGATGCGCCGATTGAAGTCATCAAGCTTCTCGTCGAGGATCCCGACGAACCAGACGTTCTTCGCCCGCGTGTGCTGCAGATGCGTGAGCCACGCGATCATCTCGCGGCCGTGCAGGCCGTAGGCGCCGCGGACATCGGGCTTGCCGGTCTTCTCCGAGAACGCCTCGGGCTGCCCCTTGCACCACTGGAAGCAGAGCCGCCCGGCGACGGTGATCGAGTCGATGAAGACCGTGTGGTAGCGGTCGAGAGCCGCCGGATCGCCGAAGCGCTCGCACACTGCCGCGAAGTGGGCCTCGCTGTAGACCTGGTCCTCCCGCAGCGCCGGGTTGGGGCCGCCGATGAAGACCGCGAAATCGCGGCATTCGGCCCATGTGCGCGGACGGACGCTGTCGCCGGACCATCCCTCGATGGCCAGGTCGCCCGCCTCCAGATCGATGAACAGCGTGGTGGCGGGGTCGAGCGTCCAGAGAAGCGAGGTCTTGCCGATCCCGGACTTGCCGAAGATCGTGCCCTTGATGCCGCGCGGCTCGGCGAGGCGCTGGTCGGCGGAGATGATCGGGAGGGGCATCACTTGCCTCCCTTCGCCGCGATCAGGGCGTCGATCGCGACGTCGGCTCCGAGCGCGCCGGCCTTGCGAGCCTCGTCGTGGAGGGTGCGCACCGCGTCGATCTCGCGGTAGAGAGCCGATGCACGCTCATTCAGCCCGATGAGGGCGAAGGCCAGGTCGTCGATCGAGGCCGCCCCGACCGGCTTGACGGTCTCGTCGCGACGCTCGCCAAGGGCCGGCACCCGGATGGTCTCGGGCAGCTTGTCCAGCCCGTAATGGTGCTCGCGGAGCACCGCGAGCTTCTTCGTGATGCTCATGACGTCACCTCGGTGTTCAGGGAAAGACGGAAGCTGGGCTTGCCGGTGCGGACGGTGCGCGCGTCCTCGAAGGCGGAGCGGATGTGGCTCGGCCAGGCCGCGAACTTGCGTTCGGGCACCTTGATCGCGACATCGACGTATTCGGTGGGGTCGTCGCCCTCGGCCCGGATGCGTTCGACGAGAGCGGCGAGCTTCTCCTGGTCCCAATCGATGCGCTTCGGCAGATCGGCGATCACGGTGACCGCGCCGTCATCGAAACGGACCGTGCCGGTGTCCTTGCCGGCCGCTTGGCGCGTTGCGTGGGCACGATCGCCGTACTTGAGCGCGACGGCCCCATCGAGCCAGTCGCAGACGGTCTTGGCGCGACGCAGAGCGTCGGCGGCCTCGTCCTGCAGGATGGCGAGCTGTTCGGCGGGCAGTGCGGCGATGTCGCCGACGGCCATGCGCCGGAGCTCATCGAGGGAGATGCGGTTGGAGATCGTCACCACCACCCCCTCATGCCGCAGGCTTGCTGGGGTGGCCGGCGGTGCTCGCCCGGATCTGCTCGCGCTCGTACTCCTCGACGTCTTCGAGGCGATACACGACGCGACCGCCGAGCTTGACGAAGCGCGGGCCTTCGCCCGTCCAGCGCCAGCGCTCAAGCGTGCGGTGGCTGATGTTCCAGCGCGCAGCCAGGTCGATCTGGTTGAGGTGTTTCGTAGCCATCTGTTTCTCCTTCGGTTTTGGTCGAAAACCTGCGGAGAGGATGGCTGCCGGGCGGGTAGGAGCCGGGAAGGAGCCAGGCAGGGCTCAAGGTAGGAATCGGGGAAAGCGGCTCAGAAATGAAAAAAGCCGCCCCATCGGGCGGCCTGGCAGTCGAGAGAATTCAGGGGTCAGAGGAAGAACCAACATCGTCCATTCTCCTCCCTGATGAAATCGCGCCATTCAGGTCTCCCGGAGAAAGCCTTCGCCAGCGTGTTGACGCTCGTGCTGTACCCGGCGGTCTCCAGAACCTCAGCGGTTAGAAGTTCCGGATGTCCCGATTTCCAAGCGTCATACAGTTGCCGGATGATTGCGCGCTGTTTCGATCCAGAGAATGCGTGACGTGTTCCGCGAACCGTGAGGGACGCGCCGTCGGCCGCCATGGTGATCAGGTCGTCGTTCAGCTTCGAGCCCGCCGCAACGCGGGCGGCCAACAGGTCGGGAACGACAGCAAGACCGTTGTGATCGGCAACATCTCGAACGGCGATCAGCGTATGACCGAGGTGCACGTCAGTCGGCAGGCGATTTCCAGGTGTGAAGCTCAGGACAATTCGCAAGCCGGGTGCCGGACGCTTGCGGGCAGCATCCATGAAACTTCTCCATATCGTCGGATCGCCGAGCCGACGGCCAATCCAGACAGATGTACGTTTGCTGCGTCCTGGCAGGCGCGCGTCGCCGATCTCCCACAGAAGGTCGGGTACGAGTTCGACAGGGCCGTTTCGCGGGAAGAAATCCAGCCGCTCGAACAGCTGTTCGAGCAACATGCTGAAGTTGACGCGGTACGTTGCCAACTGATTTCCGGGGACGTTCACCCAACCTGCTGACGGGCTGAAATACCCATATGCCCGATGTTCAGGTGACCAGATCAGATTGACGGGCTCGTCCTCGTGGTCGATGAGTGAAACGGCTGCCCGCGAGTGATCTTTCGGCTGAAGGATTCCAGCCCCCTTCAGCACCAGCAAAATCTGGCCAAAGTAGCCGTCGAGGACCGAGCCGCTGATAACCGCATCCGGCGTCTCGATCACCGACAGCAATAGGTCCGCCGCCCTCCGATCAATCGACGACGACACCGCCGTCTCCGGAAAGGATGCCCCAGCGCCGGAGATACTTCTCGCCGATCAGCTGCTCCTCTTCGGTCTGGTCCTTGAGATTGCAGCCATGCGGCATCGTGATCGTCAACGGCAGCGTCCGACCGCGTTTGGCATCGCCCTTGGGATGGAATTTGATGGAGAGTTTGGCCTGTGTCGCCACCCAACCGCCAGCCAGCGGATCGTTGGCGCCGAACCGCTCCGCCGACATGCTCCAGATAGTGCGGTCGGCCTTCCGAAGACATTCCAGCGTGACGCGCTCGCCCACATTGTCGATGGGCATCAGACGCAGCTGCTTGACCTCGACGGACTCGATCCCATCCTCCGGGTCGGTCGGAAAATCGAAAGGATGAAGCAGAACCGCGAGGTCGTAGGTGCGGAAGGGCACCTTCTCGCTCTGGAACTCGATCCCCAGCAGGTCGCGCGCCATGAAGCGGACCATCTCCTCGCGGCTCTCGCGGTCGTTGGCGACGACTTCGATGACGCCGGTCGCCGGTTCATACGTCATGGCCGCCTCGAACACGGGACGGCGGGCGCGGCGGACGAGCGTTCCCGCGTCATCGAACGCCAGGAAATCATCCAGCAGGCCCTCGCGGTAGGTCGCGATCTGGACAAGCTCGCAATCGTCGCCGTCGAAGGTCGGCCGATAGCGCCCGAAGATGTCGATGTGGATGTTGTTCGAAGCGAACCGTTCACGCAGCGCCGCCTTGAAGGCATCGATGGATGCCTCGTCCCGCCGCAGATCGAGGTTAGGCTCGCCGATGAACCCGTCCCAGCTCCGACCACGGCGCCGCTCATCGGTGTAACGGACCTCCTCGGCATGGCGGAACCGAACCGGTTCGTTCAGGAACATCCAGAGCGAACGCGCATGGCCATTTGCCAGATCATCGAGCACCGTGCGGTCGTCGATCACGCTGTAGAGTGCGGTCTGCCCCGCATCATCGGCCAAGGCGCTCACACGCTCGGCGTCATTCACGATGCGGGCGCGGGCTTCGTCGTCCAATTCGTCGACGGCCCGCAAGGTGACGCGGGCGACTTCCGGCTCGGGCGCCTCCCAATCGACCTCGGTCGGAAGCTCGATGCCGGTGTGGTGGAAATAGGCCTGCAGCGACGAGGCAGGCATATTGCGGATAAAACTCGTCACTGAGGCCATGGCCGATCTCCTTAGCCCTTGATGTTGCGCGGGTCATTCCCGTGGGAATCGGACTGGCCGATCCGGCCGTCCTGGTTGTGGATCTTGAACTCCGTCCCGGCGTTGCGGCTGATCTCCCGCCCGCGGTCGATCGCCTGCCGCTTCGTGTCGAAGTGCCCGCTGGCGCGCTCGGCGCCGCCGCGGCGGACGTCCCATCCGCCATTGGGATTGGGGACCACGTGATGGGTGCCCGAACCGTTACCTGCTTTAGCCATGACGGCCTCCTGTCTCGTGAAAGCGCGAAAGTGGGTTCGTTACTACGAACTTCTGCGCAAGATAGGTATTGCAGGTACGGCGTGTCAAGGACTAGATGTATCGCGATAACGAACCCGGCGGACAAAAAGGAGAACATCCGGTGCCAACACCCTTGGGAGAGCGCGTTCGCGAGCTCAGACTGAAGCGAGGTTTGACCCTGGAGGCGCTGGCCGAAAGGGTCGGATCCAGCAAGAGCTACATGTGGGAGATCGAGAACAAGGACGTTGCGCGCCCTTCGGCTGAGAAGCTTCACCAGATCGCGGCCGCCCTCGAGACTACGACCGATTACCTGATTTCTGCCGACGAAGTCACCGAAGCGGACGCGACAGACACTGCCTTCTTTCGCAAGTATCAGAAGATGAAGCCGAAGAGCAAAGAGAAGCTTCGCGAGATGCTCAAAATCCTGGACGATGAAGATGAATGAGCAATAGCGGCAGAAAATCGCCCAAAAGGGCCGCGAACGATCTGACTGTGCTTCTCCGCACCGTGCTGGGAGAAGACCGGTTCCCCGTGGATGTGGAGGCGCTGGCGCTCGAAGTCTCCCGAAACCATGAGGACCCGATCACGGCAGTGAAGGGCGTCGACATCGACGGCTTCGAGGGCATGCTCCGCGCACGGCGCAAGAAGCCCGGTTGGCAGATTCTCTACAACACTCAGCCCCGCTACCGCGGACGCGAGCGCTTCACACTCGCTCATGAGTTCGGGCACTACTTGCTGCACCGGCGCCCGCTGACCGTAGCGCACTACCATAACGGCGAGCTCTCGGACGATTTCGACTTCGAGTGCCTTCCGCTGCAAGGCAACGGCTGGAAGGATGCGGAGAAGCAGCGTGAAGAAGAGGCCGATACCTTCGCCTCCTTCCTGTTGATGCCGATCGACGACTATCGGAACCAGGTCGGCAGTCAGGAGGTAACTCGCGACCTCCTTGGCCATGTGACGGACCGATACGGAGTTTCGCTTCTTGCGGCCGCGCGCAAGTGGATCGAATTCACCGACACCCGAGCGGCCATGGTGGTTGCGCGAGACGGATTCGCGTTGTGGGGCAGAGCCAGCACGCGCGCCTACAGAAGCGGCGTGTTCATTCAATCGGGCATGCCGATTCCCGACGGCTCCATCATGGCCATGGGGTCGGCGTCGCAGCACACCAGTTCTCAGCGCCCGGTGGCTTTGCCCGCCGGCATCTGGACATTTAGTCGGGGCTCCGAACCCGTCCGAGAACTGACCTTTTTCTCTGACCGCCTCGGCTTGGCCGTGTCGCTCCTGCAGTTCGATCCCGCCGACTACCGGGCTGAGATTGAGGATGAGGAGCCTTGGGACAGCTACGACCAGTTCATGAAAAGTGATCGGGACTGATATTTTGGAAAGACCGGTCCGCCTATCAATAAACTTCGAGCAAATCGTCAGCTGACGGCTGTGACACAGCGCTTGGCAAAAAGGAACCTTGAGGGAGCCGTGGTTTCTAGAGAAGAGCTTTACGAGTTGGTCTGGTCGAAACCCATGACCAAGGTCGCAGAGCAGTTTGGGGTCTCCGGCAGCTATATGGCCCGGGTCTGCGCCATCCTGAACGTCCCTCGACCCGAGCGAGGCTATTGGGCGAAGCTGGCCGTCGGCAAGGCGCCGCCGGCCGAGCCCTTGCCGGAAGCCCGGCCCGGCGACCAGCTGTACTGGTCCAAGGAAGGGGAGCTTCGGCCGCCCCTGAAGCCGCGGCCGCTGCCTCAGCGCCGATCCGAGGCCCAGGTTCGCATCCCTAGGACTCGCATTCACGGCCTGGTCCGGGGCGCCAAGGAGCATTTTGAGAACAGCAGACCCGTGGACGATGGCGCCTATCTCAAGCCCTACAAGAAGCTGCTCCTCGACATAACCACATCAAAGGCCTGCCTCGACAAGGCGCTCGACTTCACCAACGACCTCTTCAACGCCTTCGAGTCAGTGGGGCACCGAGTGGTAATTGCGCCACCAGATGAGTCGCTCAGACGCGCCAACATCGATGAGCGCGAGGTGCGCACCAGTTCACGCAACTCCTACTACCACAGTGGGCCTTGGTCCCCTTACCGCCCGACCGTCGTCTATGTCGGCAGCGTAGCGATCGGCCTCGCGATTATCGAGATGTCGGAAGAGGTGCTGCTCCGGTACGTCCGCGGCCAGTACATCCGGGAGGCCGACTACATCCCGCCCAGGCCGGCTCGCCACTATGCCGATCACACATGGACGACCACCCGGGAGCTCCCCTCTGGTCGCCTGCGCCTCGTGGCCTATTCACCCTATCATCGCGTCAACTGGTCGACCGACTGGCAGGAGACCAAGAAGACCTCACTTCGATCCTCGGTCAGATCTATCGTCAAGTCCGTCGAGGATGCCGCCATGGACCTTGTCGCCAAGCTCGAAGAAGCCGATCGGAAGGCTGAGATCGTGCGGCAGGAGTGGCTGGCAGCGGAAGAGAAGCGACGGAGAGAGGAAGACAGACGCCGCGTCGAACAATCGATCCAGGACAGCCGCGAGCATCTCGCTCAGGTCATTCAGCAGTGGTCAAACGTCATGAACATCGAGCGTTTCCTCGTGGGCGTGGAGCAGCGCGCCGCGGAGCTGCCGGAGGCCGAAAGAGCAGCAGTCCTGGAACGGCTGACGCTCGCCCGTGAGTTTCTTGGTACCCAAGACCCATTGGACCACTTGGTGTCTTGGAAGACGCCAAGCGAGCGCTATCAACCATTGTACGTCGAGTCAAAGGCAGACCTGCGGATCGTGGCCGGAGGCGAACCTAAAAAAGAATAGGGAGTGAGTGCACCGCATCTGCTTGGTTCGCTGCCATTCGAATAATTGCGCAAGAACCAGATAAGCTATTGAATGTGCTTGATTATTGCCGTTTTACGCCTACCGTTTCGCCAGCCATCTTCTGTTGCGAACGGTCTCATGCAAGACGCCCGATCTGGCCCGAACCCGCTGCCGCCCTTCCGTCTGTCGACGGGCGAACGCCTTGATGAACTCGCGTGCATTCTTGCCGCGGGGCTGAGGCGTATCCTGCCGGAACAGTCCAGTTCTTTATCTGCACCTGGCGAAGACAGTTCATTCGACATTCTCGCCCTCAAACGCCGTGTTGGTCGTCGCAAACCGAGCAACCGAGTTGGAGGGCGATAATGCCAGGGACAAAGAGAAAGACTGACGCCGCGCCATGGCAACCGGGCAACCGCGATGCGGCGGACGTGAGCGTGGTCACACAGCTTGCAGCGCTGAAGCGAATGACGGTGGTCGAGCTGAAGGCGAAGTGGGAAAGCCTCTTCGGCACGCCCGCTCCCAACAACAGCCGCAGTTACCTCGAGCTGAGGCTCAGCTACCGGATCCAGGAACTGACCCTCGGCGGCCTGTCCCGCGAGACGCGGCGGACGCTTGACTTGCTGGCCGACGAAATCGAGGGCCGGGTCGGGCGCAAGACGATCATCGCGGACTCCCGCAACCCGGTGGTCGGCACCCGCCTCGTGCGTGAATGGGACGGGGTGGAGCACACCGTCACGGTGATGAAGGACGGCTTCGACTGGCAGGGGCGCAAGTTCAAGTCGCTGTCGGCGGTGGCGCGGGCGATCACCGGCACGCAGTGGAACGGCTATCGCTTCTTCGGCCTACGTGAGGCACGGAGGAACGACCGATGAGCCGTCATCAGGAAGCCGTCGTGGTCGTTCCGCGCCGCCAGCGTTGCGCCATCTATACCCGCAAGTCGAGCGAAGAGGGGCTCGACATGGAGTTCAACAGCCTCGACGCCCAGCGCGAGGCTTGCGAGGCCTTTGTGAGGAGCCAGAAGGAGGAAGGCTGGGCCACCATTCGCGAACGCTACGACGACGGCGGCTTCTCCGGCGGCACGTTGGAGCGCCCCGGCCTGAAACGTCTCATTGAGGACGTCGAGGCCGGGCTGATCGATGTGATCGTGGTCTACAAGATCGATCGACTGTCGCGATCGCTGATGGACTTCGCCAAACTGGTCGAGATTTTCGACCGCAATCAGGTGACTTTCGTGTCGGTTACGCAGTCGTTCAACACCACGACATCAATGGGTCGCCTAACCCTGAACATCCTGCTGAGCTTCGCGCAGTTCGAGCGTGAGGTGATCGGCGAGCGGATCCGCGACAAGTTCGCCGCCTCGCGCAAGCGCGGCATGTGGATGGGCGGCCACGTCCCGCTGGGCTACGACGTGCGCGACCGCAAGCTGGTGGTCAACGAGGCCGAGGCCGCGACTGTCAGGATGATCTTCGAGAGGTTCGTCACTATCGGCTCTGCCACAACGCTGGCGAAAGCGCTGGCGGCGGAAGGCGTGCTGAACAAACGCGGCAAGCCGATCGACAAGGGCTTCCTCTACAAACTGATCAACAACCGGGTCTACCTCGGTGAAGTCGTGCATAAGGGCACGGCCTATCCCGGTGAGCACGAGGCCATCATCGATCAGGCCCTGTGGGACAAGGTGCACAGCATCCTTCAGGAGAGCCCGCGCCTGCGGGCGAAGAACACCCGTCGCCAGACGCCGGCCCTGCTGAAAGGGATCATCTTCACCGAGACGGGGACGGCGATGACGCCGACGGCGACGAAGAAGGGCACGCGCCTCTACCGCTACTACGTGTCCATGGATCTGATCCGAAACCGCCCGACCGGCAACGCCTCGGGCCCATTGCGCTTGCCCGCCGGCATGGTCGAAGACGCCGTCGTCGGCGAAATCCGCCGCATGATCCGCGCCCCCGAAGTCGCGGCGCGGACCATAAGGGTCCTTCGCGAAGAGAACTCGACCGTCGATGAGAAGGCGGTCGTCCAGGCTCTCGGCGAGTTCGACCAGCTCTGGGCAGCGCTCTATCCGGCGGAGCAAACTCGCATCATCCAGCTTCTGGTCGAGCGGGTGACCGTTGGCGAAGACGGCATCGCCGTCGATCTGCGCCATGAGGGGCTGGGCTCGGTCCTGCGAGACATGATGGCGCCCCGCCAGACGGAGGCCCGCGCATGACCGGCTCATCGGGAACCATCCGCGTCGTCATCCCCCTGACGATCCGCAAACGGAACGGGCGGCCAAAGATCCTGCCGCCCGACGATATCGACCAGCGAAACGGCCGGGCGCAGGATCCACATGTGCTGCGCGCCATCGCCCGCGCCTGGAGCTGGCGGCGGCAACTGGAAACGGGCGCCGCTTCCACGATCCGGGACATAGCAGCGGCCGAGAAGGTCTCCGACCGGTTCGTCAGTCGGATGATGCGTCTTGCCTACCTGTCGCCCGAGGTGCTCGAACACCTCGTCATCCGTCGCGTGCCGCCAGCGCTTTCACTGAACGACCTCGTTACGGTCGCCGATCGGCCGTGGGCGGAGCAAATGGGGATAGTGTTTGGGGGAGACATCGAATCCTGCTGAATAGATGGCATCACATCTTGCCAGCTACGATGCGATGCGGGCGATTGCCCCCATACTCGCCATGGAACGCCTACCGCGTGTTTCCCCGGCGGCCACGCCAACCGGAAGAACGCCCGCTGAATGCATTGTCGAGCGACTTACGAAACCCGTTGGAAACGTAAGCTTTCGCGAAGCCGAACCGCTCGGCGTGAGGTTCGCTTGGTTGGAGACGGAGGACCGTTCGGAGACGGAAATTGAACCCGGCGCCAGTCTCAGAGGTTCGGGCGTCTTGGACAAACGCCTTTGAAACAAAAAGAAAAAGGCCCGCAGGTGGGGCCTCGTCTCAGGTTCGCGACAAGATGATGGCGGAGGGAGAGGACTGTTCGACAAACTTGCTCGAAGTATGCCCCACATCGCGCCAGCACGCCTTCGTATTCGCAAGTGAATCCTCGCTGCCGCAGAATTTCTCTGTTCAAGACAAGGCAGCGCAGCGCCCGGCGTTTGGCGCTCCGGCCAGTATTACCTTGATAGTATTTTCCGCCCACGCCTTCGTTGTGTCGCATTTCAACCAACCAGAACGAAAGGAAACGGAAATGAAGGCGACATGCATAAACCAAATCCAATTGGCCGCGCGGTGGGGGATCAGCCATCGTACGCTTGAACGGTGGCGCTGGACCGGCGAGGGGCCGAAGTTCGTGAAACTCGGCGGCCGGGTCGTCTACCGCTTGTCTGACATCGAGGAATACGAACAAGCAATGATCCGGTCGAGCACCTCGGACCACGTTCATACCGAGCAAGCGGGCGCGTGACCATAGCTCCAGGGTGGCGGTTGGCCGAGGCGCAGCCGCCATCCTGGCCCTCTCCCTTGCTTGGAGCTCCTACCACTTTCGATTGAACCCACACCGCTTCTCAGTTATCTTGATCGAAAATCCAGAAACTAGGCTGGTCTAGTTTCAAGACGGATCATGTCACTGGGAGTGCATGGTGGGAACAGAGAAGGCTGATCTTCGGTGGGGCGTCGAGCGACGGCTCGAATTCATCGAGTTCCGCCTGTTTTGGGAGGGGCATGTGAATCGGGGCGATCTGATGGAAGCGTTCGGCGTGTCGGTGAACCAGGCGTCCACCGACCTGAATCGCTACATCGGCATGGCTCCGGACAACATGGTCTATGACAAGAGCGCCCGGACCTATATCCGAGGCAGCAAGTTCGCCCCCCTGTTTCTGAAGCCCGACGCCAGTCGCTACCTCTCTCAGCTTCGTTCCGTCGCCGACGGCATCCTCGACCGGGCTGATGCCTGGATTGGCCAGTTCCCGCCCTACGATGCGGCACCTACCCCGGTGCGAGGCGTCAATGCCAAGACCCTGCGTTCGGTGCTCGCCGCCATCCGTCGATCAGAAGCCATCGAGGTCAAATACCAGTCCCTGTCCCGGCCGGAGCCGCGCTGGCGCTGGATCGCGCCCCACGCCATCGCGTTCGACGGCTTCCGCTGGCACACAAGGGCCTTCTGCCTTACCGACCAGAGTTTCAAGGACTTCCTTCTTTCGCGGATCATAGAGACCCGCGGCACCAAACCGAGCGAGATCAGTGCCGATGGCGACATCGACTGGAACGAGCATGTCACTTTGGAGATTGGACCGCATCCTGAACTGTCGGATACGCAGCAGAAGGTCATCGCCCTCGACTACGGGATGAAGGGCGGGAAAGCCAAGATTCCCGTTCGCAAGGCACTGCTCTACTACGCGCTGAAGAGGCTCGGCCTCGACACCGACCCTGCCGCACGGCGCCCGCAGGATCAGCAGATCGTGCTCTTGAACAGAAGCGCAATCAGCCAAATGCGCCTCCTGCCCGCGTCGGGTTCTGATCATGGTTAGAACCCTAGAATTCCAGCCGAGGGGTGCGATCAATTGATTACAGAACACCACGCAAAGCTATTTGCACTCGAGCTCAGCAAGCGGCACTCGGTTGCCGATGCCGAAAAGCTCGCTGGCGCCCTTTTGGACGCACAAGTGGACCTGAACCCGCATCAGGTTGAAGCCGCCTTGTTCGCGTTCAAGTCGCCGCTGTCGAAGGGAGCTATTCTGGCCGACGAGGTTGGCCTTGGCAAAACAATCGAAGCCGGGCTGGTCCTGGCGCAGAAATGGACGGAGGGCAAGCGCCGCATCCTTGTCATCACTCCGGCAAATCTGCGTAA